CAATACAATCTGGAAAAGAAACATTGCGTAAGAATAATGGTGATGATGGAGATAGTTCTAAAGCACTATTAAAGTTTGCTTGTGATAATGATACAGATAACGACCCAAGTGTATTTAGTTCTTATACTAAAATGTCTCACGCTCAGATAATGACAGAATTAGCTAAGAGTGAGTGGACTACAGAAATTGAATAAAAATGAAAAAAAATTATTATTTTGGTGGTTAGTTATGTTGCTTTTAATATTAGGAATTATTACTACTTTAGTTGGATGTAATAGTGGATGGTCAGTTGCTAATCTTATAATTACTCCTGTAGATAAAAATAATTCTGTATATACAATTATTATTGACCAAGATAGCACAGAGCATTGGTACGATAAGGCTATTTACACAGAAGAAAACTATTGTTTTAAACATCATATTTGGGAAGATGTAAGAAAGAAGAATAGTGAGTGAGAAACCAAAAACATATCGTTCTTACGGAGTTGCAAAGATTGATGATAATTTTCGTATCAGTCTTAACATTAAGTGGCTTGGTCAGATTATCATTGGAGTTGCTTTTATTGTGTTGGGGTACTTACGCATTGAAAATCGCCTTAGAGAACTTGAGCGAGGAATGGAAACTGCTGATACCAGAATTACAGAACTTGTCGATAAGCATATGATTGAAGAACAAAAAGAAAGAGTAGCAATGGAAGAACGCATATCATTTTTTGAACAAGAATTAAATTTAAATCCATTTAGTTGGAGAAAAAAGAAGAAGAAATGACCTCTGAAGTTGTAACATTAATACAGGAGTTAGGCTTTCCAGTTGCTATTAGCGTTGGTTTGGCTTTTGCGTTATATAGTGTGGTAAGATTTATTTTAAAAGAAAAAGTAGAAGATACGTTAAAAAGATTTGATGAGAAGCACGAGAACCTACAACACAGACTAGATATAATTATGGATGAGCTTGGTAAAGTGAAGAAGTGGAACGCAGAGATTAAATCTGATTTGAAAGTGTACATTGATATGACAATGAGGAATAAATAATGCCAATGCCATTTCAATGTATTTACTGTGCAAAGTATGTTCGTGAAGCAATGAACGGTATTTGCGAAGATTGTAAAAAAGAAGAAGAGAAAGAAGAAGAATAGATGGACTTCATGGCAGTATATTCAGAGGCGGGCATGATTGGAGTATGTGGTGCATTGCTAGTGTATATGGTATTCTCTATGAACAAAAGAGGACAGCAACAAGAAGAAGCAATAAAAGATTTAAAGATAGAAAACAGAGGTCAGTCAGAAACTCTTGAAAATATGGAAGGCATGATTATTAAACTTATTAATAGGTGGAATCAATCTGATGAAAAATTAGATAGAAAATTTGATAACATGACAAAAGAAATTAATGATTTAGATAATCAAGTTTCTGAAATTAAAGGAGTAATAAGTAGGCTAAACGGAAAACATTAGAAAATAATATGATAAGAAATGTTAAAACTTTTAAACAGTCACATAAATTAACTATAAAAAATACAGGTAAGTAATGGCTAGAAAAAAACAAAAAGCTATAAGAAGAACTACTGGCAAAGGTGGTAATTATAGAAAAACTAAATCTGGTGCAGGAATGACTAGAAAGGGAGTAAAAGCTTATAGAAAAGCAAATCCCGGCTCTAAGTTAAAAACTGCTGTAACGGGAAAAGTTAAAAAAGGAAGTAAAGCAGCTAAAAGAAGAAAATCATATTGTGCTAGGTCTAAAGGTCAATTAAAACGAAGTTCTGCTAAAACAAAAAATAATCCTAACTCTAGAATAAGACAAGCTAGAAGAAGGTGGAAGTGTAAATAATATGGCTAAAAAAGTAAGTTGGAAATGGGGAAACAAAACATATTATGGAACCCTTATTAGAGAAACTAAAACGCATAAGTTTGCTAGAACTCACAATGGTAAAATTAAAAAAATAATTAAAAAGAAAAAAAAGTGAAATAAAAAATAAACTAAGGTTAGTTTGAAAATGAAATTAAATACTAATATATCAGTTGAAAATATTATAGCAATAGCTACTATTATTTGCTCTGTTGTACTTACATTTGGATTTATGCAATATGATATAGATATAATGAGAAAAGAATTAGAATTAAAAGCAGATAAAAGAGAAATTATTGCTGATAGAAATTTAATAACTTATAAACTTGATATAATAATGAAAGATATTGAAGAAATAAAACAAACACTAAAGGAGAATAAATAATGGAATGGATGAATTGGTCTAATTTTGCTTACTTAATGGTTATTATATTGGGAGCCGTGGGAACCATGGTTGCAACCAAATATAGAATCATTTTAAAAGAAATGAAAGATGTTGCAAGAACATATCATGAAGCAAAAAAAGACGGTAAAATAACAAAAGAAGAACAACAGAAACTGGCAAAAGAATGTATGGATGTAATGATGGCAGCAGTTAAATTAGTTTGGAAATTTTAATTGCCTAAACAAAAATATATCATTAGAGATTTCTCTGGGGGCATGAATACAAAACGTGACCCTAGAGATTTAGATGAAAATGAATCAAGTTTTATTAATAATATGTCTATTGATGCTATTGGTAAAATAAAAACTGCTGGAGGATTTTATAATCATATAGAAAGCAATGATGGTTCTACTAATCTTTCAAAATATATTGTAGCTAGTCAGTTAGGATTAGAAGGTGGTGGTGGATATGGTGTATTTTATTTTGAATCAGACCATGGTAGAGATTCAACTAATACAATAACAAAAACAATAGGAGCAACTTCATTAGTTATTGGTACATCAAATGGTAATATATTATTTGGTAAAGTTGATTCTTTAGCAGATGAACAAGCAGACCAAGACGTCTATAATCCTCAATAATATATATGCCAGTTCCTTTTAAAAGTTATATGAAATTAGTAGGTGGCTCTAGCTCAACTAATAGTAATATTCACGAGCCTAACCCTAAAATACTTGTTGGAGATACAATAAAAATTACAGGAACAACAAGTAATAACGGGGTTTTTACAGTTATGGGGATAAATGATGATGGAACTGATGTTTATTATTCTTTAAAGGGTAGAGCAATAACATCTGAAAGCTCTCCAGCTGGTAATCCTGAAATAGAAGTTGTTAGAGCTACTGGAGATAAACTTGTTGCGGCTGGCAATGTTGATGGGGCTAATAATATAAATGTTTGGTCTGATAATGCAACAACAGATTATACTTCGGCTGGGAATGGTTGGGAATCTATAGCAATATCTCCTACTTTATCTGGAAATGATGCTAAATATATATATTATTTTATAGACGAAGCTTTGCGTGTTTGTAATATTGAAGAGCGTTGTGAGTCGAGAATAAAATGGTATGGTTATATACAAAAACATCAATTTGCTAATGCAAACATTGGAGTAAGTCCTACTTTTACTGAATGGCAAGAACATCCTAATACTCTTAAACCGCCTAAAGTAACAGGGACATTAACATATGCTATAGGTGGTACTAATTTTACAGCTGCAACAGCTGCTAATTATTATAAAACAGTAAACGACTTAACTAGAGGAGTTGCAATACATAAACAGGCAAAACCATCTAGTTCAGTTGTTGATTTATTAATTGATAAACCAAATATGTCTGATTTACCTAATTTACTTCACGCAGATAAAAAAACTTGGTTTAATGATGTTTTAGATAGTGCAGACCAAGTATTTGATTTTGGAGGTAATAATGATGATGGTACTACTAATTTATTAGACAGTGATGGTTTTATTAGTGACTCTACTGCTACTGTTTCATTTGCTGTGTCATCTGGTAAAGGAGTTATTACTAATACTGCTAGTAATAGGGGTTTTTGCTATGTAACATTAATTACTGTTGTTGGAATTTCTTATGAGGCTAGTTTTGATGTTGTTGCTGGAGGTAATTCAGCAGTTTCCGTTACATTAAATTCATCTGCTGATACAGCTGGTGGTTCTAGCACTGGAGCAATAGCACATGGAAGTCCAAGTGAAAATAATACTACTACGACACCATTTATAGCAACATCTACAACTTCTTATCTTGTTATTAGATTAGATTCAGGAACTAGTAGTGAAAAAGCACATATTGATAATCTTCAAGTTTCTAAAACAAATAGCTTTGCTTTTGAAGATGGTTCTGGAGGAAATGATGTTTTAGATAATGCTAATGTTGGAGAAGTTATTACAATAGATGAATCTTTAGGCACTGTTCCAAAAGAATATTTATTATGTATCCAAGAATCTGGTACAAATGGAGACATTCCTCAATACAAAAGGTCTTATGGAGGTGCTCTTGTTGCAGGAACAGCTCCTGATACTTATGCTGATGAAGATACTCCAATTATAGAGCGTGGTGTTGGGTGGAACATTGCAGTTGCAGATGGCACTGATGATGGACAATGGCTTCCTGACAAGTATGAGTTTTATGAAACATTTATTTATGATGGCAATCAAGAATCATTACCGGTTCAAATAGGAGATGGTGAAGGAACTGCTTTAGCAGCTTTTCAACATACTGCAAGTGGTGGGAAAAAATTAAGAGTGGCAGTTTATGCTGACCTTGCTTATAATGGTAGAGTTACCGGGGGTAGAATTTACATAAGAAGTTTTGGCTCTGACGATGATTTATCATTACTTGCTGATATTGATATTGAATCAGGAGTTAGAACTTCTCTTACTGGTGATTATGTATCTTGGACATATGAAGCTGGAAAAGGTTATAATGTTATTGGAGAAGCCACTGGGAATTTAACTTCTCCTAATATTGATACTTATTCAAGTATAAATGGGTATTCTTATCAAAGTAAATTTATATCTATTGGTGGTGTAAATGAAATGTATAAAGATGCAGTTATTGCAAATAGAAGAACATTTATAGTTAATGTTAGAACTGCGGGATTTACAGGTGAAATAGAAAAATACGGCGATAGGTTAATGTATAGTGAAATAAATAAGTTTGATACTTTTGTTGAAGATAATTTTATTGATGTTTCAAAAGGTGATTATGGTGAATATGTAGCTGTAAAAACATTTGCAGATAGACTTTTAGCATTTAAACATAATTTAGTTCATATTATAAATATATCAAGTCCAAATCCATCATCTTGGTATTTAGAAGATACAATAAAATATTCTGGAATAAATTATAAATATAGCGTTACTAATACAAAATATGGTGTGGCTTGGGTTTCAGATTCCGGGTGTTATTTATATGATGGTGAGCAAATTCACAATTTAATTGAAAAAAAATTAGGAGTAAATGAAGTTACTAATTCTGATAGTACGGCTGGCAATGTTTTTAGATGGTCTGATTTTTCAAATGGTTCTTTAAATTTTAAAAACACTATGGTTGGTTATGATGGTATGAGTAATTCTCTTGTTATAGTTAGAAGCCCTAGTGATGATAGTACATATAGTAATAATGGATTTATATATGATTTTAATACTAATGGATGGACTCATTTAACAGATAATCTCCTTACCGATAGTTTTCATTATAGTAATTTTTTTACAGATTGGAATAATAATTTATGTATAGCAAAAAATATAAGCACTACTAGTACTACATTTCATAAATTTTTACAAATACCAATAGCTTCTCCTAGTCAAAAATTATATACAAGAGATATAGATTTTGGAGACCCTTCTACAGTTAAAAAAATATATGCAGTTACAATTACTTATAAATCTCCATCTCAAACTCAGGCTAATCCGTTAAAATATGCGGTAGGCGGTAAGCAAAGCTTTTCAAGTTTTGCTACAAAAACATTAGCTGCTACAGATGATTGGGATATTGCTACTTTTACTGCAAGTTCACCAATATCTTGTAATACTATACAATTTTTAATTGATTTACCAAGTACTGGTATATTTGAAATAAATGAAATTTCAATAGAATATAGAATGATAAGAGGAAAAACTATATCAGATGGCTAGAAATAGAAATATTAGAAGATTAATTAACACTAAAGAAGATTCTATTGGTATTCAAAATAATTCATCTTTAAATAGTATGGTTGATGGTCAATTATCTATGTCTAAAAACCCTAATAAACCATTAACTATATATAGAAAAAAGTTTGGTAGACTTTGGAAAAGTTATATGTCAGCAGATGGTAATGACATAATAGATAAAAATTTAAAAGTTGGTAATGATATTAATGTTAATGGAACTATATACGGAAATCAAATCTATTGGTTTAATCATAATTACTCATCAACTGAAACTGGAAAACATTATTTAGGATGGGGTAGAGCAACTACAGATACAAGCATTGGTGTTCATCAAAAATTTGTAGCTCCATATGATGGAAAACTTTTAAAGGTTTTAGCAAGAACTGAATCTGCTGGAGGTAGTTCAGTTATGGGCTTTCATAAAGCTTCTAATACTACAACTGACCCAAGTGGTACTGCCACTGAAGAGATTACTGTTGATATGTCAGCTGCGGATACAACGTATGAATTTGAATTTACAGCTACATCTAAATTTAACAAAGGCGATGTTATCGCATTATCAATAGACCCAACCAATGCTTTAAATGATAGTAATTATACATCAATTTTGTCATTTGATATAAAGATGTAATGGGTACTTTGATATTATTGTATAATTTATTATCTTTGAAACGTAAAATTACATTTTTACATAATGTTAGGAATATAGCATGAATACTTTATTAGGTTACTCTTATAAAAATGGTGGTAAAGTTCCATCTTCTTATCAAAATGGAGGTAATGTAAGTCCAACTTTAGCTGCTTTACTTCGTAAAAGAGAAAAATATAATACTAAAAAAGCTTATGAAGAAGCTATGGCAGAGGAAGTTGAAAAAAGAAAATCAGCTTCTGATTGGGGTGGTTTTGGTTCTTTAGCAGGCAGTTTACTTTTACCTGCACTTGCGGGAATTTCTGGTGGTGCTCTTTTACCAGTCTTAGCTGGGTTAGGTGCATATGGTGGTAAAAAGATAGGTGCTTCTTCTGGTTACAGTGGAGGTCTTGACGTGGAGGGTATACTTCGTTCTCCTGAATCTGAAGATTATAGTGATATAATGGAAGAAAAAGATTTAATATATGGTAAAGATGCATTTGAAGATTTAGAAAGTTCTTCTAGAGATTATTCTAGGGCAGGTATAGACCAAGATGCTCTTGTTAGTGGATTAACATCTGCTTTAATGGCTGGTTTTGGTGGAGATGATAGTATATATGCTAAAGCTGGCTCAACAGACTTGCTAAAGGAAGGTTCTTTGGGTAGAATTGCAGATTTATTTAAAAAATCAGCAATGCCTAAAACTATAGGTATCGATTCAATAGAAAAAACAGATGCTATTGCTGGAATGGAACAAGGTCTTTATGGAGATATTGCTCCTTATAAAGCCAGTTTAGGTTTAAATCGAACTCGAACAAATCCTATGGCAGCAGGTTTATCTATGAGAAATCCTAGTCAAGTAACTTTTAACCCAGCTGGTAGTCAATCTTTTGGTTTACTTGATTATACAAATCCATATAAATAATGCCCGCTTTATTAGACTATATAGTACAAGATTATAATAACGGTGGCTATGTAAACCCATTTGACACATCATCTCAACCAACTAGGTCTGGCGTTCTTAAACAAAATAATATAGATTTAACTGACGATAAATACTTACCATTTATCCCAACATACGACCAAACAGGGGAAGACTTTATTAGAGATAGTTTTAAACAAGATATAGGTGGCTTATATGGTACGACTAGGGATTCATTAAGTAAGTCAGGTCAAGAATTAAGAGAATTATCAGTTCAACAAGGTTTTTCTGGAACAGGAAAATCTTTATTAGATACTACTAGAGAAGACATTGTAAAAGGATTTGGAATGGATGCACAGAATATGTATACTGGATTACAACAGGATATAACTGGTATGAGAAGCGATTATGAAGAACAAGTTTTAGCTGCTGTTGGAGACTTAGAATCAGATGCTTACACTATGGATGGAACAGATGACGATAAAAATTCTTTAGAAAACTTACCATATCAAGGAGACGAAATTACATTTGAAGGTAATAATGCTGTTTGGAATAGCACTTTAGGTAGGTATGAATATGCAACTGCAACAGAAGGTGATGATGGTAATACTATAATAAATATTTATCCTGACCCTGAAGAACCACAATTACCAGATGGTGGGGTTCCTCCAACTTTTCTAGATGTATTAGCTGCAGACTATTACCCAACTACAAATAGTGGACAATATATTAACCTTGTATGGCCTGATGGTAATAGTATAAAGTTAGTATGGGACGAGGCTTCAGGTCGTTATGCTGAATACACAGGCGGTTAATAAATAAATTAAAATGTACGACTTATTAGATTATATAGTAAAAAATTATAATAATGGTGGATATGTTAATCCATTTAACCCATCAGAATCTCCTACGCAGTCAGGCGTTCTTAGTAGTAGTGGTATAGATTTAACTGATGATAAGTATAAAGCATTTATTCCAACATATGACCAGACAGGTGAAGATTTTCTTAGAACTAATTATGCTCAAAAGAGGGAAGGTTCATATAGTACAGCTAGAGATACATTGGGTCAATTAGGTCAAAAATCAAGAGAAACAAAAGCACAACAAGGTTTTGCAGGGAGTGGTAAATCTTTATTGGACACTACTAGAGAAGATATTGTAGACCAATTTAGTATGGATGCGGATAGTATGTATACCGGATTACAGCAAGATGTAACTGGTATGAGAAGGGGATATGAAGAAGAGGTTTTAGCTGCTGTTGGAGACTTAGAACCAGATGCTTATACTTTGGATGGAACAGATGACGATAAAGGTTATGATTTTAGTGGTGAAGGTGGTAGTCCTACAATGGGAGTTGGTGCAGTAAGCCCCACTCATAGTTATCTAGAGACTATTACTAATCCCAACACAGGTCAAGTATGGGTTTATGATATGTATACAAACTGGGGTACTTCACCACCAACATCCTACTATTATTGGCGAAAAGCATAATGGCTAGAAGAAATATATTTGATAGAGATACTGGAGCGGGATACTATTCTGATGCACTAGGTAATTTTTTAGAAAGTATTCCTAGTCTTTATGGTCAATTATCTAGAGAAAAAAGGCTTGAAAAACAACGTATAGAAGACACTAATTATAGGAATCAAACTTATAATAATCAGCTATTACAACAATCTAGAAATAATATACGACAAAAAGAATTAGATAGACAAAATATAGATTTGCAAAATTTTCAAAAAGAAGATAAAGAATTTAATAATAGATTAGAAATGGCTAAACTTGCATCTATAAATAATCCTAGTGCAATAGATTCTTTTTTATTAAGTGAGGGACAAATAACTCAAGAAGATTTTAATTCTCGTAAATCTATAAATAATGATTATCGTGATTTAATGACAGATGTTGATGGTTATATAAATATGACAATAAATGAACAATTTGATAATTATCACGATGCAACAGATATGTATAATAGAATAAATACAAAACTAAGTGCTCTTAAACCCAGTAGTGCTATGGCTAAAACTTTAAGAGATGAAAAAAATAAGTTAAATAAAGCTCTTAATTTTGTTAAAACAAAATCTGGCAATGTTAGACCTAAAAGTGAGTGGTCAAACTCTGAAGATGCAGTTTTATATAATCAATTAACAGAAGATTTAAAAGATTATAATAAACAACTAAGAGAAATAAATGCTCAAATTACAAAAGGAGAGAATACTCCCGGATTTAATCAAAAAATATTAACAGCTGCTTATGCTACAAGAAATTCCTTACAAGCACAAACAAAAGATTCATTTGGTAAAATTGGTTATAGTGGTAGTATTCCTAAGACAATAAGAGATTTAGCAATGATGGGAGCTAAATATAAA